AGCACATATAACAATGCATGGAATTTCTTATGAAGAATACAAAAAAACATATAATCATAAGGTGGTTTCTATAGAGCCATGTGAAGATACAGATACATATAATATTACTGTTGAAAAACATCATAACTTTGCATTAGGTGCAGGGGTGATTGTAAAAAACTCAGGAATTGAAGTCCGGATGGCATGTGTATACACAGAAGATCCGCAGTTAATTCATGATACTGTCGAAGGAGATATGCATCGTGATATGGCAATTGAATTGTATATGTTGGATAATTTGGATAAGCATCATGAAGGAGAAGGGAATCTTCGGCAAGGCGGCAAGAATGGTTTTGTTTTTCCGCAATTCTACGGGGATTATTACGGCAATTGTGCGCCCAACTTATTAAAATGGGCAACAAAAGCATATCTAAAAGATGACACTCCTGCACTCATCCATCTGGAGAAGAAAGGACTTATAAAACTAAATCGAGCGGGGGAAGTAAAAAACAGTGATAAATTCACCGAGCATGTTAAGAAGGTAGAGGATTACTTTTGGAATACGCGATACAAGAAATACACACGATGGAAGAAAAAGGTATGGAGGGCCTATCAGAAAAAAGGATATGTAGATATGTTCACAGGTTTTCGTTGTTCTGGTTTGATGAACAAGAAAGATGTTACTAATTATCCTTTTCAAGGAACAGCTTTTCATTGTCTCTTAAAAGTTTTCATTGAATTGGACAAACTTGCTTACTCTAAGAATTGGGATAGTTTTCCTGTATTCCAGGTGCATGATGATGTAACATTGGATGTCAATCCAACGGAATTTGATATGGTTATCCATGAGATGCACCGAATTGCTACAGAGGAATTACCTCAATTATGGAAATGGATTAACATTCCTTTAGAGGTGGAAATGGAAAAAGGCGAAGTTGATCAATCCTTGGCGGAAAAGAAATTTTATGAATACCCTTAAATGAAAATGGGGTTTTCAGTATAATATAATGAAAGGAGATAAAATATGAAGGTAGTGGCGAAATTTGTAGACGCAAGGTGGATGCAGCATCATCCAATACCTGCTGGTGGCCTGGGCTGCGTTAAGGCTATTCAAAACAACCAGCGTGCAGGTTCGAATCCTGCCTACCTTTACAAATCAATGATGACAGTGGAAATATTACTACAATGGAAGGGGATAAGTAGAGGAACGTATGTCACTATATCACAAATATAGACCGCAAAAATTCTCAGAAATTCGTGGAAACAAAGAAACAGTAATGGCCCTTCAAGCTGAACTGGATAAAGAAGATAGAAGTCATGCTTTCTTGTTAACAGGTCCTACAGGTTGCGGAAAAACCACATTGAGTAGAATAGTAGCAAATATGTTAGGTGCTATTGGAAATGACTTTCGAGAAGTGGATAGTGCTGACTTTCGTGGGATTGATACTGTCCGGGAAATCAGAAAACAGTCTCAGTTTAAACCTTTGGAAGGTAGTTGTCAGGTTTGGCTAATTGATGAATGTCATAAGCTTACCAATGATGCGCAGAATGCTTTATTGAAGACGTTGGAGGATGCTCCTTCCCATGTGTACTATATTCTGGCAACCACTGATCCTCAAAAATTACTTGCCACTATCAAAGGTCGGTGTTCACAATATACTGTTACTCCATTAAAAGAAAAGGAAATGTATAAATTACTCCGAACGGTAGTAAAAAAAGAAAAGGAAGCACTTACTCCTGAAATATATGAACAAATCATCCAAGACAGTCAGGGGCATCCCAGGAATGCTTTACAAATTCTTGACAAAGTCTTGGGTGTACCCCCTGAAAAAAGGCTGGAATTAGCCAGGCAGGTGGTGGGGCAACAATCTCAGATAATTGAATTATGTAGAGCCTTGTTATCTGCAACAGGTTGGAAGAAAATAGCAAGTATCCTTTATGGATTGAAAGATGAAGATCCGGAAAGTATTCGTCGAGCTGTTCTTGGATATTGTAATAGTATATTATTGAAAGGAGAAAATGATAAAGCCGGGATTGTGATGGACGAGATGGAAGAGAATTTATTCAGCACTGGATTTCCCGGTTTAACTTTACGATGTTATAGAATAATAAGAGGAGGTGAATAAATGGAATATATGCTTGTAGCAAAATGCGAATTATGTGGGACTTCAGTAATACATGAAGGGGATACCAAAAGCGAAAGAAGTGGGTATACAATTAATTTAATAGCACAAAAAGCAGGGTTGAATTTAATACAAGATATCATAATGTGTTCTTTATGCTTACATAAATACACAGAATTACGGCAACGACATAAGGCCGAAATGACAGACTTTCTTAAGAGAGAAAAGGAAAAATAATAAAATGACAAAATTTGATTATGAAAAAGATATGAAAATAGATCCAGATGCCCTTGATATTGAGTGGTTAGAACAAGCCAGTCTTGCTCTGAAATATGGAAAACTTGTCAGTGATCTGCGAGTGGAAGTTAAGCGTCTTGGAGAGAAAGTAAAAACTGTTCGTTCTGAATTGATCAGGAAGGCTAATAATGACCCGGAAGGATGTTGTAACAAAGCCAAACCAAATGCGGCGGACATAGAGGCTTACTATCGTTCGCATGATAATTATAAGCAAGCTGTAGCCACTATGCAAGAAGTGGAATATGAATTAGAGTTCGCAGAATTGGCTAAGAACGAAATCTGTTATACACGGAAAGCAGCATTGGAAAATCTTGTTATCCTACATGGACAGCAGTATTTTGCAGGTCCGAAAGTGCCCAGGAACATCAGCAAAGAATGGGAAGCTAAACAAAAACAAAAGAGTACAAATAATGTAATTTCACGTAGTATGAATAGAAAAAGGAAAGTAAAATGAAATGGTGGTTACTTGGAATTATAATTCTTCTATTTTTCCCTTTCTATGCATTTATCTTAAGTAAAAGTATCATGAAGGGTAAGATAGAGGCTATAAAGTATCTGAAAATAAATTTATTACCTAAATTTAAGGAGGAAAAAAATGACAAAAAAGAAAAGTAGTTTTAGAGACAAGGTGGCTAATAACAGTCACAAACAGAAGACGCAAGGGACTTCCTATGGATATTTACAAATACCAAAAGGAATAGACATATTCAAAGAAGAACCATCATCCAGAGTTTCTTTGGACTTTTTACCATACAAAGTCACATCAAAAAATCATATGGATAGAGATGATTCACTTGGTATTGCCGTTCCTGGAGAACTTTGGTACAAACGACCTTTTCTTATTCATAGAAACATTGGCGGAGGGAATGATGTAGTAGTATGCCCTACATCAATCGGGAAAAAATGCCCCATTTGCGAATACAGATTAAAACTTTTCAAGGATGGTGCTGACAAAGAAGAAACAGATACCCTTAAAACATCCCGTAGAAACCTATATGTAGTAGTCCCAATTAATCATAAAGAATATGAAGAGAAACCTTATCTCTGGGATATCAGCCAATATCTATTCCAAGAAATGCTCAATGATGAAATAGAGGATAATCCGGACAATGCCATCTTTCCGGATTTGGAAGACGGTCTAACCTTGCGAATACGCTTCAGTGAAGGGACTATTGGAACTAACAAGTTCGCGGAGGCTTCTCGAATTGATTTCAAAGAAAGGGAGGAGGGATATGATGAGAAGATATTGAAAAAAGTTCCTAATTTGGATGAATGTCTTCTGATATATTCTTATGAAAAACTGGAGAAGATGTTTCTTGAATTGGAAGATGATGACGATAATGATGTAGAAGACCGCGTGGAAGATATCATAAAAGGTACGGAGCATGAGGAGAATATGGAGGAAAATAACGAAGAGGAAGAAGACAAGAATCCTTCCTCTGCCAGAAGACAAAGGAAATCACGGACGAAGAAGGAAAAAACTGAAAAGAATCCTTGTCCTTTTGGCTATGTATTTGGTGCTGATTGTGAAAAATATTCGGAATGTGATGACTGTGATAAGTGGGATGAATGTATTGATGCTCAGGATGACATTCCTTACTAAGAAATAAGGCCATACAAATGAAGAAGATGGAGAAGAAAAATAACATATTCAAACAGGAAAATAGACTGGTTGGGGGGCTTGTCCCCCGACCTTTGGCGGATAAACTGAGCCTATATTCCTTATACAGCGAACAAACACGTTCAAAAATAATAGCTA